TACTCAGAGACTTTGCAGAAGTTCTTGGAAAAATACCCTCACATCAAGACACATATCAACGCACTCTACGGGCAGACTCGATCCGCTTCTCGCCATGCAGGAGGCGTTGTAGTGGGGGAAAATCTGGATGAATGGATGCCGTTGATCAACAGTAAGGGCGTTAGACAGACCCCGTGGAGTGAAGGGCAGAACGTCCGCCACTTGGAACCGATGGGTTTCATTAAGTTTGATATCTTGGGTCTTGCTTCCTTGAGAATGATTGAGGGTGCTATTCGTCATGTGCTGAAGCGTTATCACAACAATCCCGACCCAACTTTCGATGATGTTAGGCACTTCTATGAAGAGCAACTTCATTCTGAAAAGATGGACTTGAACGATAAGGAGGTTTGGGAGAATGTGTTCCATGCAGGCAAGTGGGCAGGCATCTTCCAGTTCACAGAGACAGGAGCACAGAAGTTTTGTGAGCAGGCAAAACCAAATAATATCATTGAGTTAGCGGCGATTACTTCGATTTACAGACCGGGACCACTCTCCGCGAATGTACATGAGAAGTATGTTGCAGCAAAGGAGAATCCAGAAGACGTCTATTACCTTAATGATACGGTTCGTGAAGTTACTGAGGAAACGTTCGGTTTCCTTATCTTTCAGGAGCAGATCGCAATGCTCGCCCACAGACTGGGTAAGAACCTGTCTCTGGATGAGGGCAACAAACTTAGAAAGTTGCTCACTAAAAAGGGCACAGGTGCTGTCGCAGAGCAGAAGGATAAGATCTGGTGCAAGTTCAAGGATGGTTGTTTGGAGAAGGGAATCTCCAGAGCGCAAGCACAAGAACTTTGGCAGACCTTTGAATACTTCTCAGGTTATGGGTTTAACAAGTCCCATGCAGTCTCTTATTGTATCCTATCTTATCAGTGTGCTTGGTTGTTTAATTACTATCCAGAGTGTTGGTTGGCAGCGTTCTTGGATAAAGAACCAGAGACAAGGAAAGAAAGGGCAATTAACACTGTTAAGTCTTTTGGTTACGATATCGTGCCTTTGGACGTGAATACTTCTGGAACTGTTTGGGAGATCGGGGAGGATACGAAGACCCTGATTCAACCACTGACTTCCATCAAGGGTCTCGGAGAGTCAGCGATCAAGCAGATACTTGATAACAGACCTTTTAATACAATAGAAGAGTTTCTGTTCAATGAGGATATCATTTACAGCAAGTTGAATAAAAAGACGGTCGATGCCCTGACGAGATCCCAAGCGTTGAATGCCTTGATGGACGATAGGTTCACGGGGTTGAAGCACTTCTGGTCTGCTGTGGCAGTTGACCGACCTCGAAAAGAAAAGAACTTGATCGAAAATATAGAGAAGTATGCAGAAGAAGGGGAGTTTTCTGAAGAGGAGAAGATCCAGTACTTGGTGGATCTAACAGGAGTGTTTCCCATCAATCTTGTTATGGGTCCAGAGATCATGAGAAAGTTGGATGAAATGTATATCCCGCCGATCTCTGAGTTCGATCCTGATCTACAGGTTGTTTGGTTCATTCCTAGAGAAGTAATCAAGAAGAAGACGAGGAATGGTAAGGACTATTATCTCGTGAGGGTTATTGACTCGAACTCGGAGACAAACACGATTAAGTGTTGGGGCGTCAAACCAGAGACAGATCGGGTTCATATCAACAGACCTTACATGGCAAGACTTAACTGGGACGCTCAGTGGGGATTCAGCACAAGGTCTGTGAGAAAAATGTTTAAGTTATTAGCATAAAGTTCTTGACAATAGAAAGATTCATTGTTAATATAGATTAAAGGAGAAACTATGTTTGAACAGAAAGTAAGAGTATTTAAAGTCAGAGAGACCGCAAAGATCCCAGAACGTGCCCACGTTGCAGACGCTGGTATGGATTTCTTTTTCGCACCAGAGAATGATTCGACAGTGTTCATAGAACCAGGACAATCAGCGATACTGGGAACGGGCATCAAGATGCAAGTCCCTGGTAATCACATGTTACAGATCATGAACAAGTCAGGAGTGGCAGCGAAAAGATCTTTGGTCACAGGTGCTTGTGTTGTAGATCAGGGGTATACAGGTGAGATATTTGTAAACCTTCACAATATCGGGACTGAGACGCAAGTCATCGAACCTGGAGTAAAGTTGGCACAAGGAGTCTTCATCGAAGTTTCCAGACCAACTTTGTTCGAAGTCACAGAAGACAATATCTATGGCAAGGATACGGACAGAGGTGCAGGCGCTCTGGGTTCCACCGGAGAGTGACATGACTTCGATCAAGAGAAAGATTCAGAGAAAAAAGGAGAAAGACACTCAGAAGCAGATGCAAGAGCAGATCTCTATGTTTGACAAGATGGGTGATGAGTGTCTTGCCTGCCAAGCGCCTTTCGATAAAACTAACGAAGAGCAGGTGAAGAGTTGGGTCGTCGCCGTCCGCAAGAAGGAGGACAAGGTAAACCTCTACTGCCCTGACTGTTGGGGCAAAGCAAACCAGATCATAAAAGAATTCAAGGAACAAAAGGAAAAAGCAGATGTTTAGAAACACTTTGGCGTTCGATGATGTCCTCTTGGTGCCCAAGAGGTCAGACATAGAATCAAGGAAGGAGATAGACACTTCTTCTACTATGGGCAACACAACGCTCGCACTACCAGTATTATCAAGTCCAATGGACACTGTTACCGAAACTAGGATGACGACCGCAATGGACTCTGCCGGTGGCATGGGGATTGTACACAGGTACAACACAACCAAGGAGCAGTGCTCGTTAGTGAGGGATGCAGTCAAATCTGGTGCCAAAAACGTGGGAGCAGCGGTTGGAGTGACGGGAGACTATGTCGAACGCGCCCTTGCTCTTCATGGTTCAGGCGCAAGGAACATTTGCATAGATGTTGCGCACGGTCATCATTCCAATGTAGAGACCGCAATAAAGAAACTTAAAGATGTCTTTGCTGAATCTGCAACGATAATCGCAGGTAACGTCGCCACACCAGAGGGGTATTATGATTTATCCTCTTGGGGCGCGGACGCTGTCAGGGTGGGCATCGGAGGCGGATCTATATGTTCCACCAGGATTCAGACTGGTCACGGTGTTCCAACGCTGTGGTCGGTGTTGGGGTGCGCAATGGAAAGGGACGTCATTCAGCGAGGTATCCGCGAGGATACTGATGGCGTGACTCCTGCTGCTATTATCGCAGACGGGGGCATTAAGACTGCTGGTGATATAGTCAAGGCACTTGCCGCTGGTGCAAACTTTGTTATGCTGGGATCTATGTTGGCAGGCACCACTGAAACTCCAGGGTCTCTAATGCAGAGCACTACTGGTAAGTCTTTCAAGTCATACAGGGGTATGGCATCCAGAGAGGCACAAGAGGAGTGGAAGGGGGTTGCAAACTCTTTAGAGGGTGTTGCGACAACCGTGCCTTACAAAGGTCCTGTCGAACTAGTGTTGTCGGACATCGCCCAAAACATCAGAAGTGGGTTATCCTATACGGGCGCAAGGAACATAGGAGAGTTGCAGTTGAACAGGGAATTCGTCATACAAACTTCTGCTTCTCAGGTTGAGTCTTCCACACATATAATGAATAGGAATCTATGAAGAAGTACTATGACAAGTATGGGTCGGATTATAAAAGTCTAACATTCTACATCTTAGATAAGAGGCATGTTGATTTGAGAATCCGCCTCAGACACGACGGTTTCTCGCAGCAAAATTTTTTTACATCTTTGATACAGATGTATCTGGACAAGGATGAAGACATGCTAGAAGTCGTAGAGAAAGTCAAGACAAAGGTGACCCATCGTGGCAAGCAGAAGAAGAAAAAGACCAGAAACCTTATACAGAAAGGAAAGGAATTACAAAAGAAGTTTGCGCTTACTGAGGATGAACTTGAGGACATTTTCGATATGATAGCGCAAGAACACGGAGAGATATGACTAACAAAGAAAAGAAAGAAAAGATAGAAACAGACAGGTCCTGGATAGATTCTCCAGAGGACAACAATTGCATATATGAAGCAATCAGGAAAAACGGAGCAATGACCTTGGAAGAAGTCGGCAAAAGGTTGGGTATAAGTTTTGTACGTGTGAAGCAGTTGGAGTCCCAAGCGATGAAAAAACTATCTAGAATATGCAATAAAAGAAACTTTTTTGAATAAATAATACTAATTAGGAGTGAGTTTTTGATATTTTTAAAGGAGTTAAAACCACTATGAGCAAGAAAACATTACTTAACGAAACAACTATTCGTCGTTTCATGAAACTCGCCAAGATCCCAGGCACTTTTGCCGATTTAATTAAGGAGACCGAGGAAGAGAATAATGACACGACTAACACCGACGGAACAACCGGAACCACTGAGACTACCGACACGACCACAACCACTGACACCACTGAGACCACTGGAACCAACGAGGGAACCAACGAGGTTATCGAAGAGTCGGAAAACAATGATGAGGTTGTAGAAGAGACGACTGAGTCCGAGGAGACCGTCAATGAAGAAGAGGAAACCGTAGAAGAAACCGTAGAGGAAACCGCCGACATTGAAGAAGAAATGTATGGTGACCGCCCCGACGGTGACGAAGAGGGCGACTTAGCAGCAGACGACGGCATGGCGACCATCACTGCCGAAGAGGCAGAACTCCTAATGAGATTAGGAGAGAAGATCGCCGCAGCACAAGCAGGCGAAGAAGGTCCAGCAGACGCTGAGATGGACGACGCTGGCGAAGAAGAGATGCCACCAGAGATGGACATGGACATGGA